TATTACAACTATGTATATTGTTTCATTTGAGTACAGCATTTTCTTTATCTTTCTTTTTCATAAGAATGAAAGGGCGATTAACTGAATTAATTCTATAGTTCATACAGTTCCACGCCCATTTTATTTGAGGGGGTTGACAGTCGGGAAGATCATCCCCAACATGAAAGTCATCTGGTACTTCATAGTCATCTATCATACCCACCTTGATCACCATATCATACAGTTCTTCCCTCAATCTTTGGTTATCTTCGGATACAAGTTTCCATATAAACTTCTTATGGTATTCTTTCTTTCGCTGGAAATCCCAATAGGGTTTCATATCCGTATCATAGTCTTTAGGTTTAGGCATATCACACACTCCTTTGTTAAAGGTTTTAAATCCTAGCTATCTTATCATAGATAGGAAATTTGTCAAGAGATTTCTTCGGTATTACACGGCATTACACCGACATTACACGACCGTTACCACTTTGGGGAAACCACCCCTATGTTTCTGCCGTTTTCCCCTATATACATACAATATATATATTATATATATATACTATATGTAGTAGGTAAGAGGGATAGCGACATACAACTCGCCACTTGCCCCCCTTATCCGATTTCAGTAACGGTCGTGTAATACCGTGTCTTACCGTGTAATTCCGATATTAAAATGGATTATCTACATCCCAATTTTCAGAGCCTTCATTCATATACCTTACATAATGCTCATCAAAATCCCTTACTGCCTCTGCACTTAAGTATGAATTGATTTCCCTATTCATATCTCTTTGGCTTAAAGGTTTCGGGGGTAATGAAATATGGTTTTGCAGATGATGTCTTGTGGTATCCTTGCTTAATACAAAGTTAAACAAAGGTTGCTCTTGAAGAAGGATACGTAAAGATGTTATGGGATTTGGTATTGTAAATTTATTACTAACCCAAAAATAATGCCACATATCCCTTAAAGTATCAGAGGTAGCTACATCCCATATATCTTTTTTAACGGATCTTATTTCATCCCATACCCCACTATCTTTATAACCTTTCATAAGACTAGGCAAAGATGTTTGCACTCGTTTGTTATTCCTTAAAATATCAATGATAAATTTATTATATTTGATGTAAGGGTTGTATGTTTTAATCCATTCAGTATAGGTAATGGCTGTTCCTTTGAAAGCCAAACCTATTATCTCATTGATAGGTATCTGTACTTGCTGATCTATCCATACAATACGCCAATGATCTTTAGGTATGAAACCAAACTCAATGTTCTTCATATACATATCGCTAGGAAGATGGCTTAATTTTTGATAAACATTCGCCCACACATATTTCTTTCTGCTTTTAATGGGGGTGTGAAGTTGTAAGTCTTTCATACCCCCCACCTTGAACGGCATACGAAACATATGTGTTCGCTCAATGTCTGGTCGCCATTCCAACATAGGCATAATGGAAGTTAGCTTACGAAGTTTTCTTTTAACTTTCTTCTTAGTCATACTTGCCCCCCAATATCATTTCTTGAATATACATAGCAATCCCTTTTGGATTTTCTTCACACAGATCTTCAAGTTCTTCTGCGTCAAGGTAACAAATATCTTCCCAATTTAATTTCTTGCCGTTGTACATATGGTCAAGAGTTGCAGGTAGATTTTTAATTTCTTCTACTTTTTTAGGATAGGAAGTAAATTTTGCCCCATTCACATTAGATTTGTTTGGTAAATAGGTCGTATGACTTTCATTTCCTTGAGCATCATAGTGAACAGTAGAAGTGTAACCAGACATATCTGTTGATGTGGATTTTACATTGGAATAATTGTTCCAATTATTTCCAGAGTAATGACCATAGTCATCATCCCACCAAGAGTTTTTCTTCCAAGCCATTTTATCGGTTTTGAAATCATAGGTATAATCCCTTAACCCATAAGATGTTGGCTGTATGGAATAGGTATTGGATAACCATCCTATGTTATCCACTTCCTTGCCCTCATCCTCATTATAGATGACAAATTCCTTTGTCTTGCCGTCTAGGAATAGAAGTTTATCACTACCAATTAATTCCTCTATCATTTCCTGCCATTCAGCATTATATAATAGTTTAGGATTGGCTGATAACTGTGGTCTTAATACCCACTTAACAAATTGGTGTGTATCAGATTTATTGTTATCAATCATAGGTGTTGGTAGCTGTGGCCCGTTATGCATAACCCACATATCTCTGTCATCCCCCTTTGCTTTGGACAAGACTTGAAATGGATGGCTCATACTTCTAGCAGTATCACCATTGGTGTTAAACCTAAAGTGTAACCCCATTGGCACATCTAAATTGCTGTATTTAGACCACAGTTTTTCAATGTCATTGAAAGTTTTTGGCACAATCTTTTGTGTATGTAACTTTCCTTGATTGAAAAACATTACACCAAAGCCGTCAGAATTATTGTTGTAAGCAGTTTCCAACAATCGTAAACTTAATTGCTTTGGGGTATCAGTTTTAATTATAAGACACATAGAAACCCCCTTTAGTTAGTTGCTGTATCTTGAAGTTCCCCTTGCAAACTCACTTTGCGAGAGGCTCTACCCTTTAAGTAACCCTTGCGAATTAACCAAGCAGTAAGGTTTGGATATTGGGATTTGATTATCTCATTATCCATAAAGCGTAGAAATGTTTTATAGTGCAAACTTAAACCCAATAATCCCGTATAGTTTTTGGAAAACTGTACGAGGGCATCAGTAAACTCAAGCACTCTATAAAATCCGTGTCTGGATATGTTGCTTTTAAATATCCGTAGTTCGATGGTATGAGGGTGGCTCATATTGACAGCCTCATATTTATCTGAAGTTCTGGTACAATCTTGGATCTTTTTCTTTGATCTTTTTGCCCATTGGTCAGATGTTCTTCCTGCGATCTGCTTGATAAAGGGTGTGTTGGTTTCATCATTAATGAACACCAATATTTTACCTATATCCGTAGGTCGCAGAGCCTTACGGCTTATGTGGATATGAAGTCCTGCCGTATCCGTATTCCAACCCTTGAGATTGGTCATACATTTATCATCATTGAAAAATCTTTCCCAATGTTTTTTATGATATTCGTATGTGGCTGGGGCGGTAGTTATTTCAAAACCCCTATCTAGAGAGCCGTCAGATTTGCATTGGGCAAATCCACACAGCACATTATCCGTTATGTAATACGGCAAGTCATTGGGGCAGTTGTTTCTCTTTTCAACTTCCAATTCCACGCCATAATATATCTGATTATTTTCTGATGTAGATTTTTGATTGGGCATACACAGTTTGCCCAGATCATCCTCAACCCTATGACAATAATCGTAAACCCCACTTTCCTCTTGTTCGTAGGATCTTTCTTCATCATAGTCATCATAATTTATGTAAGTGTCTTGATTTTCAGAGTAAGCATAATTGTCATCACAGCAAGTCTCACAAACATAAAAATCGCCTTGATAACAAGATCGCATATCATCATAAAATTCAGCACTTCCACAATCGTTGCAAGAATCAATGTCCTCATTTGATCTTATGTCAGCCCCCAATTCCTCAGATTTTCTTCCAAAATCTGAAAGACCATTTGTAAAATTCATAATTTTACCAGCCGACCAATCGCTTAAACATCTCTTGTTTACGATTATGCTTACAATCTGATTACGAGTTAAGCCGTAATCAGATCTCATAAATTTTAGTAAGGACATTTATTTGCCCCAAGCCTTGAGCATTTGGCTAATCCTAGCTACTTGCTCTTTAGCTTTTTTCAGTTCAAGTTCCAATTTTTTCTTGTACTGTAAAGTTTGGATCTGGTGATCCGTAGTTTTTAAATATTCTGAAATAGTCATATTTAATCCTATTAAATTTGGTGGTAACACCCAAACCAATTTTTAAATCGCATAAACTTGAACAAAGTACATTTGAAGTTGTAACATTTGGATTGTTACTAGAAAACTTCTTTTCCGTTTGTTCAACAATTTAATTTATGGTTTGGATTGCCCACCTATTAAAAGTATTCACAACCACGCAAATACTAAAGCCAAGCATATTAAGAATATCTTATTTCAATTTTTTGTATCAAGATTGAATTGATATTTTGCAATACTTGAGTATGCCCTAAAAATAGAGCATATTCAAAGATTGTCAATAGTTAATTTCAATAGTTATCCACAGCCTATCAAAAAGTTGTGGATAAGTTTATCAATATGTAAATAATAAAAGCTATTAAGATTATGGAATTATTTATTGCCAAATTTTACCCCCAATTCCTTATTCATTTGTTTAATTTCTTAAAACAATCATTACACAGAGCCATATATTTATTATCACTAACAAATACTTTTTTATATGTTTCAATGTCCTCATAATAATCAACGCCCCATTTTAAAAATAAGGTGTTTTCTTCACATTTGCATTTATCACAAATATTTTTATTCATTAAATTTTGCCCCCAATTCTTTAGTTATGTTTTGAAATTCTGGTTTATCCATAAAATCAAAATCACAATCAACCCCGTCATTTATTAAGGTTTTGCCCTTAATTTCAATAAATTCCAATGGTGTAAATAGTCCATTAAAAGAATTAAAAGACTTTTTAAATCTCTTTTTTCTATTCGATTTTTTCATAATCTACCTTCTAAATCCGTGAGGATTTTTGTAAAAGTTAAACGATCTTGACCAATTCATAAGATTGTTATGTGTGTCGTAATGGTGGCCAACTGTAAAATTGGTGTACATTTGCCAACATTGAGTAAAATGTTTGTGTCTATAGGCGTATATAACTTTTTTACCAGCTATGGCCGTATAATAAAATAAATTTAATTGACCGCTTTTAAGCATTAAATCTCTCCTATAAAAAAGATTAAATAAGGCGTAACAATTACGCCTTATATATTAGTTTACCAAATTTATTAATGAGCATTTTCTCCCACTCATTAAGCGATTTATACGACCTGCCTTGTCCAAGTTCTATGACCAATTTAGTCCATAGCTTTTTACACTCGGCATTATAAGTTCGGTCGTATGCTTCAAAGTTTTCTCGTCTACTGTGCGATTTTGTGCTGTAAACAATAGGCTTGGATTTTTTGGGTGGTGTCACATATTGACCACCAAAAAACAAAGTGCTATTCCACTGAATAGGCGTTGACCTATTCTCACAAATTCGGCTAGTAGATGTAGATTTTTTAAACATACACTTTCCTAACAAAAAAATTAGTATGCCCCCAAAATATCAGAATGAATATTGAAGTCAATAGAAAACTTATCCACAGCCTGTGGATAATGTGGATAACTTTTTGGATAACCTACTACTCACTACCTTAATTGCCCCCTCATTTGTTACATTTGAGGGAAGGTATCACTAGGTATCTAGCCCCCCGTTGATACTCTAAACATTCCTGCTGATACTCTAACCTTCCCCCAAATTTAAGATTTAAAAAGATACTGTGTAAAAACTGTGTAAGAACTGTGTAAATTTACAGCTGTTCAAATCTCCCGAAAAAAAGGGTTTTGAGGGGGTGGGGGGCGGTCTGATTGATTGAGAGGGGGGAAGGAAAAAATGCCCGCGTATACACACACATATCCACCTCTACAAATTTTATTAAAATTTTGGACCTAGTGATAAATTCGCGGGGTGCCCCCTTTTCAGCTTTCTAGCTTTCTAGCTTTCTAAGGGTAAGGGGCATGTATAAATTATGTGCAGGAAGTGTGTAGGGGGGAGGAAGCACTATAGGTGGTATGCATGTGTGTGATGTGTGCTTTATGTCCCTCCCCCTCTTACAGGAGACGCATAGCGCGGGGCTATGCACTTAACATTATATCGTAACTGGACTTGAATTGCAATGCCTTTTGTTATATAATCTTGTTTATGGCAAAAGGCGACAAAATAACAGCACAGCAAGAGCAATTCTGCTTGGAGTTCATTAAGGACTTGAACGCGGTGCGCGCCGCCATACGTGCAGGATATGGAGAACAACATGCAAAAAAGAATGCTTGGACCATTATACGGAACCCTGCTGTGGCCGCGAGAATCTCAGAACTCAAGGCCGATCAAACAAAGCGTACTAAAATTGAAGCGGATGATATACTTCGCCGCCTAGTGCGTATCGCCGAAAAGACTGAGCAGGAGGGCGATTATCAAGCGGCTATCCGCTCCTTGGAACTCCTTGGCAAACACCAAGCGATGTGGACTGACAAGAATCTTACCGAAATGGAAGTTAAGAACGCTTTCGCTACGGGCAATTCCGAAGTTGACATTCAGCGTGACGTGGAACGGTTGAAAAAAATCGCCGCGCCACATTTAAAATTAGTAACAAAGAAAGAGAGTGTACATTAAATGGCAATTAAAACTGTAAAACCACAACAACCCGTGGACGGGCCATATACAAGTACTCGGTATACGGCACAGGCAAAGAAGGGAAAGAACAATACCTTTACCTGGACTGAAAAGGCTGAAGAGTACGAGGGTCCAGCGCACGGCGTTTACACCAAAACTATACAGGGCTACGTGAATCCCAAGAAGGAGAATTAGCATGGTATGGTATAAGGCACCAACAAAACAACTGAAGAAAGTTAAGGCCAAGGACAAGAAAGCCAAAAAGAAAATGGCTAAGAAGATTAAAAAAGCTTCGAAGAAGTAATGCCTAAAGTTGGAAAAAAACATTTCCCCTATACCAAGAAGGGAAAGAAAGCGGCGAAAGCTTATG